TGTTTCCGATGTTTTTTTGCCGATATTTTGCTTATTATGAGCAAAGTATTCTGCAAGGATCACATCTGCCAGCTTTACATCCTCCGGGACACCGCCGGGGTAATCATCATCAGAAAAGGAATTGTTCGTAAATGAAATAATATACGCCTCTGCTCTCTGAATATCGTATTTCAGTTTCTTTTCCGAGCGATTAAGTACATCTTCCAAATCACTGTATTCCTTAACATTATCCGGTGTCACCCAAGGTCTAGCCATCACCATCACCTCCGATCATTACTGCTCAAACAAACTTTCCATTGAAGTGTCTGGTTCTGCAGGTTCCGTTGGACCAGACACTTCGCCGTTCTCGGCAGACTTAATCACATCTAAAATTTCATCTTTCTTTTTCAGCCCGGTGATGTCGATTCCATTCTCAGCAGCATATTTTTTCAAATCTTCCACTTTCATAGAATCGAAGATTCCGGCAGGTTCCGTTGGACTGTCTGCTCCCTCATTATTCATTCCCGTTTCCTCTTTTAACTGCACAAAACGCCCAGATAAAAGAAGATCCGCAGCAAGTTTCTGATCAGCATAAAAAGGGACGCCCCTCTTGCAGGACAAACCGGTCCTTGTATAAGAGCGTCCTTTTGTAAGTTTTAACATTGCCATGTGTCACACCTCCTAATTCAGTGAAGGCAATCCAGTGATAATTGCTGTAGCGTCTGTCTCCTCGATAATCGGATCATAATCCAGATGAGCAACATAAAAACGCTTATCCTGCATAATCGCTTCTTTGCCTTCAACGGTTTTTCGCAGCTTCATTTCGTAGGTATTTACCACAATAAGGTTTTTCGGATCCGTAAGGATGATCTTATCATCGCCAATTGACGGACACGAAACAGTAGGAATATGGACCGGCTGTGTATAAACAGATTCCGGCACCGCTCCTCCTTTACCAATCACCTGATTGATAAGGTACAGTTCCCATTCCTGTGCTCTTTTTGGCGACATTAACCAACGCAACTTTCCATTGTTGTATTTATTCGGCAACATCTGAAGTGTCTTATAAAAGATGTCAAGTTTCATTGCACTATCTGAAGATGCATCATACACATGACCATCATTGCTGATTTGCTTAATCCATCCATCATTGAGCTTTAAGAAATCTACATCTTCCTCGTTGCCGATCATCACGGCTTCACTATCCGCCCATGCACCTGCAGTGTGCTGTGCGACAAATTCATACAGCCCTCCATTATATGTTACCATTTCTCCCGGAGTATAGGCTTCGGATGCACTAAACGCTTTCGCTTTAGATGCTCTCTCGTCGCCATTGAGGTATAAATCTTCCAGATCAACACCAAGCTGCGCCGTCATGAGATTGGTAATAATCGCCTCCAACTGCTGACCTTCAATATTTTCTCTGAGTGTCTCCTCTGTAATCTCCCACGGAAGGCGAATTGCCTTACATGCATACTCGATTACATTAGTTTTTACACCAGCTCTGTATCCATCATCTGTATTCTCAACTTTTCCGCGAAGAATTCTGGATGCAATGCCGATCTTATCAATTTCTCCACTCTTTGCACTTCTCATAACATGTCGAACCATCGGTCCCAAATTTGTTGCTTCAAAAGTCTGCTGAATGAACTTTCTCGCCTGTTCTGGATTAAGTAGTCCATTTGTAATGCTACTGGTCTGAATAGTGGAACCAGCTTTGTTAATAATGTTTTCTTTGATTCCCATAATTAAATTTCCTCCTTTTTACTAAAACATTCCGGTCATATAATGCTGCTCTTCGCCATCTTCCTTGATGACATCAGCGGTTCCATTAAGGTTTCCTGGAAGTGCTCTGCTTTTCATTAACGGCTCAATTGCCTTCGCAAGTGGTTCCATCGCCTTTGTAACTTCATCACCAACCATTTTGGCAACACTTTCCGGCGTTACTTCTGCAGACTGTGGTTCATTATGTTCCTCCGATCCGCTTGCTTTTGTAATGGCTTCCAACTGTTTTGTGATAGGTTCCACTGCCTTTGCGACCTCTTCACTTACCACCTTCTGAACTTCCTCATGTGTCATGTCCTTGTCCTCCTTTTTTACATTATTTTCTGGTTCATCTTCCTCAGAAAAATCCGAGAGAAAAGAACCCAGTGTATCATAAATACCTTTCAAGGTATTCAGATTCTTGCTGCTAAGACTTTTTCCTGCTTTTTGAATTGGTTCTGGAGCCTCTTTCGCTGCTTTTTCCAATGATTTCACAATGCTCCCATCCGATGTAAGCAATTCGGTAACAATGTCATTAAAATCCTCAAGTGCAGAGCGGATTGTTTCCTCATCTGAGTTATATCCCCATTCCCATGCACCTGTTTCTGCATTATAGAAATTTCCTTCGAGTGAGCTTCTCAGGACATACCAAGCAGAGTAAAAATTATCTTCTTTCACTCGCCTCTTAAAATTGTCTCTTACAGCTCCTTTTTCTACAACATCAAAGCCCATTGCCTTGGCCAGTTTTCGGAACAATCCTTTAGGGGCTTCCTGTTTTTCTACCGGAAGATCAATATCCTCTGTGGAGTACACACCAACGCCACCCATAGAAAATCCTGTAATATCCCCTTTCTGAATCGAATCCCAAACATCATCATTGGAAATCTCCATAGTCATAAGCCAAGTGCCTTTTTTAATTTGTTGCCCTTCAATTTCCATATCGCATTTTGCAACATACGATTCGACCACTTCCGCTCCATCACATTTTTGGAAACAGTGCTGCAAATCAACCTGATTTCCATTTTTCGCAAACCAGTAAGCAGCTTTTGTAATCTCTTCCTCTGTCATATAATTACCCTGCGTATCTTCAACCATTGGT